TGATTCGTATGATATTGTTTTAAATCCTGAAAATGATGGAAAAAGAGCTTTCTTAAATATTTTTGATTCCAATACTGGTACAGAGTTTACTAACGCCAGATTCTTTTTAAATGGAAAACTTGTAAACAATATAGTAATTGAACCATTAGCTTGGAACTATATTGCAATATCTTTACAAGAAAACTCCATACCCTTAGACGGAGTTGTTGGTGAAATTGAAATATATTCTGGATTAAAAGTAGACAATGTTGCAAGTTTCATGGAACTAAACCCAATTAAACAAGAATTAGTTGTTTATGACAAATGGAATTTAATTGACAATCAAAATTGGAGCTACTGGTCTGGATCCGCAACATGGACAACAGCTTTAAATCAAGAATCCTTGGAAGTAACAATACTTTCTTTAGATGGAAAAGAAATTTTTAATACCTATGCTGGTCTATCTTCTGGAATTGTTAATGATGATAGTATTCTTAATGTTACTCACGACTCTGTTGTAATAATAAATGACATATCTTGGGATGAATATTTGGTTTAAGTAAGATATTATGGTACAATGATGTCATGGATTATATAGAAGGATTACAAAAACTGCCAAACAAGCCAAAAGTAAGAGTCGTAGAAGACAGTGCTGAATACGGAATATATGTTTGGAAAACAGAAACAGGAAAAATATTTGGAGACGGCAATGGAAGTTTTATGAATATTCCAGCCCGAAAATATGATATAGCTGCTATTAATAGAATTACTCAAGCTGCAGCACACTACGGTGCTGGTCCAGGAGAAGCAAGGTTTATGGCAGGGGTAACAAGAATTACAGATGAAGAGCATTCTGTTCAAATTGACAGAATGAAACAAGGATACATACCAAGTGAATTTGACGTTGGTGCTTTCCAAGATGCTGCAAAGGGGCTAAAGACACATGGAGATGAATAATGAAGTTATTGCTAGAATTGATAATTTAGATAAAAATAAGCCAACTGCAAATAAAACAGATGACTTTATGACCGAAGCCGATCTTGTAAAAGTTTTTGACGGCATAGATGCAAACTTTAAACGCAGAATCACAAGAATGAATAAAGCATATACTGGTCAAGACGGTGCAAAGTCTAAACAGTTATTTCCAGAACAAGACATTACCACAGCCTACGGTCTTTTTGATGTTGTTTTACCACCCTACAATCTTGATGAACTAGCATTCTTTTTTGACAATTCATTTGCAAACCACGCTGCAATTAATGCAAAGGTTGCAAACACAGTTGGTCTTGGATACGGTTTTATAATGTCTGATATTGTTAAAGCAAGAATAGAAGAGATTGACGACACAAATCAAAGAGTTAGAGCACAAAGAAAAGTTGAAAGAGCAAAGTCTGACCTTGCAAACTGGCTTGAAGAATTAAATGATGAAGATACTTTTACCCATGTTCTTGAAAAAGCAATGACAGACTATGAGGCAACTGGAAATGGATATATTGAAATTGGAAGAAAGAATACTGGAGAGATTGGTTACATTGGTCATATCCCTGCAACAACTGTTCGTGTAAGACGTATTCGTGATGGCTATGTTCAGATTGTAAATCAAAGAGTTGTTTTCTTTAAAAACTTTCAAGATAAAAAAACAGTAAATCCAGTTACAACAGATCAAAGACCAAACGAACTTATTCACATTAAAAAATATAGTCCAAAGAATACTTACTACGGAGTTCCAGATGTTGTATCTGCTGCAACTTCAGTAGTTGGAGATCACCTTGCTGCAAGATATAATATTGATTATTTTGAAAACAAGGCAGTCCCAAGATATATTGTTACACTTAAAGGTGCAAAGCTAAGTTCAGAGGCAGAGGACAAGTTGTTTAGATTCCTACAGTCTGGTCTTCGTGGACAGAATCACAGAACTCTTTATATTCCACTTCCTGGAGACGGTCCAGATAACAAAGTTGAATTTAAAATGGAACCAGTTGAAAATGGAATTCAAGAAGGATCATTTGATAAATATAGAACTTCAAATGTTCACGATATTCTTATGGCACATCAAGTTCCAATTTCTAAAGTTGGTTCAGATCCTGGTAGTTCAATTGCCTCTGCACTTGTTTCAGATAGAACATTTAAAGAACAGGTAGCAAGACCAGCCCAAAAGAATTTAGAAAAAACAATCAATAAACTTATTAAAGAAAAGACAGACATTCTTTTATTAAAGTTTAATGAATTAACTTTGACTGATGAAAATACTCAAAGTCAAATTGATGAAAGATATCTAAGAGCACAAGTTGTTGTTCCAAATGATATTAGACCTAGACTTGGACTTCCAGTAGTTCCATCAGGAGATACTCCAGTAGTTATGACCCCTCAACAACGTGCAGAGCAAAATGCTCAAATGGCTGGTACAAGACAAAGAGATCAGCAAAGAACTGATGAGGCTTCAGATTCATCTGCAACCACAACAGGAAGAAATCCTGGTGGCGAAGGAAGATCTGTAGTATAATATAACAATATTATAAACATATAAAAAATACATATATAATAGGATTACAATGACTAATTTAAGCAAGGCTTATTGGACTTCAGATAACGATGATATAAAGCTATCTATGCCAATTGCCAAAGTGGATGTAGAGCGTAGAATCGTTTCTGGGTTTGCTACGCTTGATAACATTGACAAACAAGCAGACATTGTTCCTACTGATGTTAGTCTAAAAGCTTTTGAAACATTTCGTGGTAATTTAAGAGAAATGCATCAATCTATTGCAGTTGGCAAGGTTGTTAATTTTAGACAAGAAAAGTTTTTTGATAAGTCTACAGATAGACTTTATAATGGTGTTTATGTAGATGCTTATATTTCTAAAGGTGCTCAAGATACCTGGGAAAAGGTACTTGATGGTACTCTTTCAGGGTTTTCAATTGGCGGAATAATTAAAGATTCAGAAAATGCCTATGATGAAAAGGTTGCTAAAACAATTAGAGTAGTTAAAGATTATGAACTTAATGAATTATCTTTGGTAGATAATCCAGCAAATCAATTTGCTAATGTTGTGTCAATTCAGAAAATTAATAATGATGCAAAAATAGATGGTATAATTGCAAAAGCAGACCTTGAAAATATCTACTGGTGTGAGAATGACGGTATCGTCAGACTTTCAGAAGTTGATGATTCAGGTTGCCCATCATGTGAAGTCAGTATGAAAAATATTGGTTTTGTTGAGACAAAGGATACAGAAAAAGCTATGACAGTTAAATCAATTTTAAACAAGTTTATTGGTTCTACAGACCTTGCTAAATCTGAAGACGTTTCCGAAACCCCAGAAACTTCAGGCGAAACGCTTGAAACAGCGATTGACAATAATGAGTCAATTGTTAAAAACAATATAAAGGAGGAGAACAACGTGTCAGAAGATAATACAGTAGTAGAAGAGACCGTTGAAGAAGTTGCAACTGAAGAAGTTGTTGCTGAAACTCCTGCCGAAGAAACCGTAGAAAAGTCAGTTGACGCAGTTGACGCTGTTGAGGAAACAGTAGTTAAGTCTGCTGATCCAGAAGAAGCACCTGCAGAAGATGCAGAAGAAGCTTCCGATAGTGTTGAAGTTGAAAAGTCTGTTGTTGAAACAGATTCAGCTGATTCTGAGCTTGTAAAAGCTGTTGACGAAATTAAGGTTTCAGTAACAGAGGCAGTGAGTGAACTTGTTTCAACAATTAAGTCACTAAAAGAAGAAGTTGCAGGTATCAAAAAGTCAGTTGATACATCCAATGAAGAAATTTCAGCGGTAAAAGGCAATCTTGAAGAGTTTGGAAAGCGTGTAGATGGTCTAGAAGACGATACAGCTGTCCGTAAGTCTGGCGATCTTGGCGGATTCGTTCAGGGCAATACAATCAAAAAAGGGTCTATGTGGGGTGGACGTTTCCTAAATTCCGCTGACCTATATCATTAAAGAAACTGGAGGTGAAATAAAAAATGACAGAAAATAATGAAATTTTAGAAAAAGCGGCTGCAGCTAGTTCCATCGTATCGGGTGGTATTGGTGGAGTAAGTACTCCAGCAGCTGGAATTCTTGACAATACTAACCCAGTTGGTACTTTAGTGTCTGATGGCGGTATTTTGCAGCCTGAACAATCACGTCAGTTTATTGAGTATATCTTTGAACAACAGGTTCTAGCCAAAGATGGTCGTAGAGTCACGATGAGAGCTAACACAACTGAACTTGAAAAAATGAATGTTGGAGAGCGTGTAATCCGTGCAGCAGCCCAGGCTGATGCAACCTACACCAATGCTGATGTTCAGTTCACAAAGGTTACTCTTACAACCAAGAAGATTCGTCTTGATTGGGAAGTTTCAACTGAAGCTCTTGAAGATAATATCGAAGGTTCTGGTCTGGAGGATCACTTGGTCCGTACAATGACCCGTGCGTTTGCTAACGATCTTGAAGATCTAGCCATCAATGGTACAGGAACTGGTACAAACAACTTCCTGAATATCCTTGAAGGTTTCGTATCAATCGAAGCCGATGGCAATTCAGCAACTTACGGTACAACTATTGAAGCAATGCAGGGACTTGTTCTTGCAATGCCTCGTAAATACCGTGGTTCCCGTTCAAACATGAAGTTCTATGCAGATACTGAAACCGTTGCAGAAATTATCAATGGTCTTGGTTCTTCTGGTAACTTGAATTCAGAGCGTATCGTTGAGCGTGTTATTGATGGTGCTGCTCCGCAGACCCTTGGTAGCCCAATCGCATATCGTGTTCTTGGTCTTCCATTAGTTGAAGTTCCTTTGATGCCACATGGTTATGTATCACTTACATTCCCAGAAAACCGCATCTGGGGCTTCCAGAGAGACGTAACAGTACACCGTGAATTCCAACCAAAGAAGGATACAGTAGAATATACCGTATTCCTACGCTTTGGTGTAGCAGTTGAAGAAACTGATGCAGTAGCATTCATGAACGACTAATTATAGTCAAACTTGGAGGGGAGGCATTAATTTGTCTCCCCTCTACTTTTTATGAATGATATAATAAGATAGATGCATTATGGAAAAAGTTAAAAAAGATTTAATTTGTTTGTTTGTAGAAAATGCAAGCGTTTATGAAACGGGTCTTGGCAGACTTAATAAAGGCTATAATGTTGTAAGTAAAAAAGATGCTGATATATGGGTTAGCAAGTTCCCAAGAATTAGGATCGCATCTCCAGAGGAGGTAGCCGAAGTTTTCGGTGCTAAATAATGGAAATTTTAAGAATTAATGGAAGTACTCCAATAGCTTCATTTACAGACCTTGTTCCAAATGGTCAATATACAATTGACTATTCAGACCTTGTGACTGATGAAGTGTTTTCAGCAAGTGCAACAGCAAATGCTACTGGAGGTATTTCCTTTGTATTAAATAGCAAGTATATCTCTTATGATGGTAATTTAGAAGCAACAGTCTATGATATATATGATGATGAAGTAATTGTTACTAACATAGATGTTTTAAGACCATATTGCGATATTTCTTCGGTTGCAACCGCTTTAGGAAAAACTGTTACACAGGTAAAAGAGATGGAAAGAATTGCAAGATATATTATAGATTCTGAGACATTTGGTGGATTTAAATTTGTAAGAAAAGAAAAAGAAGTAGTTGGAATGGGATCTGACTATCTTGTTATTGATGAAAAGATTCATAAGCTTCATAAGTTATATGAAAATCTAGAACTTGTTTATGATGCAACAGCAGCAGTAAATGAACAAGAATTTGAAATTTCAAAAGATAAGACATCTATTGTGCTAACCCAAGATGAAACTAATAGAGTTAATTACAACAGGGTGTGGAGAGATAGATATCTAGATGTTGATTTTGCAGATGGATTTGAATACCTTGTTGATGCAGACTTTGGATGGAAAGTAATTCCTCAAGACATCAAGGAAGCAACAGAACTTCTAGTTTCTGATATTTCAAGTGATAATATGAAGTATGTAAATAAGTATATTGAATCATTTGATAATGATGACTTTAAAATTAAGTTTGCAAAGAATTTCAATGCATCAACTGGAAACCTTGTGGTTGACAGAATCCTAACAAAGTATAAGAATAATATCCGTATTGGGGTGTTATAAATGCTTTTTAATTCCTCATTTGATAACATTCTTTATCCAATGACTGCAGATATTTACTATGCCGTTGAAACACAATCAGAATATGGAAATATGACAAGAACTTGGCAGTTTGATAGAACTGTTAATTGTTCTGCAGTTACTGCAACCTCTGGAGTATTAGATGCAGAGCTTAAAGTAAAAGATAAATTTTTTGATTACAATTCTTCCCTATTCTTTAGAACAAATGAAGATATAAGAAAAAGCTCCTCTGAAAAATATTATCCAATAACTGCTACAGCAGTAACAAATATGAGAGACCCGAATGGTGATCCAGTTTGGATTAATACTGAAAATCTTAAAACAAAGGCTGAAACAGTAAAAACAAAGTATGAAGTTAAAACAATTATTCCAAGCTTTGACATGTTTCATAATATTGGAATGTATAGAGTATTCTTAACCCGTTCAGCAAATCAAAAGTGGGATATACCAGAATGATAACAGCTAGAATTAAAGGTGAAAAAGTTATTAAGATGCTTAAAAACTCTGTAGAATATACAGGTGCTTTTGCTTCAGAATTAAAAAGAAACCAAGATATATTAAATAGAAAAGTTGGTGAAGAATCAATTGATGTTTTTTATCTGTATCTTGATGGTCTTGCAAGGTCTCACCCAGGAATGCTTCATCACGTTTATGAGTGGGGAAATGTTGGAAATCCTGCAGAAAGACTATTTGAATTAACAATGTCTGTAAACAAAACTTCTGCAGTAATTGATGCTGAATTTTTACAGTCTATGGTTCCTTCTCCAACATCAACAGAACCTTTTTATGATAAGGCACAGATCATGGAAGAGGGAAGAACTGTAACAATTAATCAAGTTGAAGCAGATGTATTATTCTTTGAAATAGATGGTGAAGAATTTTTTAGAAGTGGACCAATTGTTATTGCAAATCCTGGAGGAGAAGCAACAAGAGGATCATTCGTACAAGCTTTTGATGAATTCTATGGATCTTACTTTACAGAAGTTCATTTAAGAGCAATTAGATTTTATCAATACTTTGCAAATCCAAAAGTTTTTGAAAAATACTTTGCTTCTGCTACAAAAGGTGGGGCTTCTTCAAAAGGTAAAAAAGCTGCCTTATCATGGATTATGAATGCTCCAGGAGGAAACAATGGTAATTTATAGACCAGAAAATATTATTAACCTATATGTTTGGGAACAATTTAAAACCCATGCCCCAGCATTTTATAACCTATATGGTCCAACATCTGGAGGAACAGATATAGTTCCATTCTTCCCTGCACCAGCAAACAATCTTCCAACTGCAGTACTTGACAATGATCTACCTTACATTATGTTTGATAAGTTTAGTAGAGTACGCTCAGGCTATAAATATTTCTACCCTATCAAGACTGACCAGATGAGATATACAATCGTTGGTGGCTCTCTGTATGACATTAACAGGAACCAGCAGGATAGGTATGCAACAACAATAAACCTTACAAGCCTTATTCAAAATATCCTAGATAGAGAAGATGATGCAGCTCAGGATATTAACGAATTTACTAAAAATTTGCCAGATTATAATGATGCCAATTATCCAGAATTAAACAGGTATTCCTTTCATTGTGTCAATGTATACCAGTCAGGATTTACAGATACACAACAAGATGTTGCTAATTTCATGGAATACAACCCTACTAGAGATCTTATTGTCAAATATGACTATCATGCTAAACAATTTAATGAATGATAAAAACCAGAGGTATACTTAACTTAGGAAACGCCAATCTCCCCATAAAATTTAAGACTACAAAAGAGGTGAAAAAAATATGGCAACTCGTGGAAATTCCAATCAAATTATTGTTGGAGCAGCCCAAATCTTCGTTTCGAAGCAGGGTCCTCTAGAGTACAACACTACTGCAGATGTTTACGCATTTAGCAGTGGCAGTGTTTCTGGATTCCCTTCAATTACTGCCTCTGGAGCTTATGCAGATAAGCTTGAAGCAGTTAGTGCAAACTGGAGAAATGTAGGATACACATCAAACGGTTTAGAGGTACAGTTCCAACCAGACTTCGGTGAAGTACAGGTAGATCAGCTTCTTGACGTTGCAAAGCTTTACAAGCAAGGTATGCAGGTTAGCATGGTTACAGCATTTGCTGAAGCCACACTTGAGAACCTTCTTGTTTCTATTGCAGCAGCAACAGCAGACTATGACGCTTCTACTGCAACTATCAATAGTGCAGGTAGACTAACTGCTGGAGAAATAGAGTTTGATATTACAGCTGGTGAACTAGGTGACGTTCCTGTGGAACGTGCACTTATTGCTGTTGGTCCAGGTTCTGGTGATCCTGCAGCAACTGGCAGTGCAAAGGTAGAGCGTGTTTATGTAGCAAACCGTGTTCTCTCAATTGAGAACGTAACTGTTTCTGCAAAGCGTGACGAACCTTCTATGTATGAAGTTACATTCCGTTTACTTCCAGCATCCAATGGTAACTATGGCAAGATCGTTGATCGTGTCGTTGGCAACTAAAAATTAAATATAGAAACTTTGCCCACCTCCTAAAAAGGGTGGGCATTGTTTGTTTAATAAGCCTTTCATGATATAATTGAATATATTCTATAGGAGGAATAAATGGCAACTAGCGTATATGAAGTTGTAGAAGTAGAACTATTAGATGGTTCTACTATTTCTATGAAACCACTTAAAATTTCTTTATTGAGAGATTTTATGAAAGAGTTTCAAAAAATTAGTGATCCAAAAATTGCAGAAGATAATATCAAATCAATGGATCTTTTGTTAAGCTGTGCAACTATTGCAATGAAGCAATACAGCCCAGAGTTAGCAACTAAGGAGCAGTTAGAGGAAATCATGGATCTTCCAACTGTGTATAAGGTAATCGAAGTGGCTGCAGGGATCAAGTTGAATGACCCAAACGCACTGGCAGCGGCTCTAGTTGGGACGAACTAGATCTTGCTGAGTTAGAATCAAGAGTATTTCTTTTGGGGTTCTGGAAGAATTATTCTGAAATGGAAGAAAGTATATCAATGCCTGAACTAGTAGCAATACTAGAAGCTAAAAGTAGTCAAGACTATGAAGAAAAGAAATTTTTAGCAGCATTACAAGGTGTTAATATAGATTCTTCTTCGTCTGAAAATAAATGGGAAGAGATGAAGGCTAGAGTTTATAGCAGTGGTTCTACATCAAATCCTAATGATATTCTTGCATTGCAAGGTGCTGCAGCCAGAAAAGCTGGTTTTGGCATTGGACAAGGCTTGGAATATGAGGTGGTTACAACATAATGGCTGAAATTGCAAAAGGCATTATTGATATTGAGATTAACACAGGTGGTGCTGCGTCTCAACTTCAAGCATTGCAAACCCAGATTAATGCTTTCAATTTAGCTCTTAACAAGAGTAATAAGGCACAGGGCACTTTTGCATCAGAATACTCTAGAGAATTGCAAAGTGCAATAAATAAAACTGGATTATTCACTGCTGAAACCATAAGACTTCAAACTGCTGCTGCCACACTAGATAAAACTTTGTCCAAAGGAAAAACTTCCCTTGGGCAATTTTTTAGTGCAAAATTTAATAAAAATAGTGCTGTTGCAGCAGAGACTATGGCACTTGCTGCAGAAAGAGCAAAAAGACTTCAGACACAATTCATTGCAACCTCTGGTGCTGCAAATGGATTTCAAGATGCTTTAGCAGTTAGACCACTTGCTGCATTTTCTTCACAAGCAGTAGTGGCTGCTCAAAAAACTCAAATTCTTTCTAACATGTTTAAGCAGGGTACTACTCAGTTAATTAACTTTGGTAAAAATGTCCAGTGGGCTGGTCGTCAGCTTATGGTTGGTTTCACAGTTCCTCTTACAATATTTGGAGCAATTGCTGGTAAGACTTTTATGGATCTTGAAAAACAAGCGGTTGCATTTAAAAAGGTATATGGAGATATTTTTACAACTCCAGCAGAATTAAATAAGAATTTAGAAGCAGTAAAAGGTCTTGCAGCAGAGTATACAAAATATGGAGTTGCAGTAAAAGATACCATTGGTCTTGCTGCACAAGCTGCTGCTGCTGGTAGACAAGATGCAGAACTTACTGATGCAGTAACTCAGGCAACAAGACTTGCAACACTTGGTCAAATGGATCAAAATGCAGCACTTGAAACAACAATATCTTTACAATCTGCATTTAGATTATCAGGAAAAGAACTTGGAGATACTATTAACTTTTTAAATATGGTTGAAAACCAAACAGTTGTTTCCTTGCAAGATATTGCTACTGCTATTCCTCGTGTTGCACCAGTTATTCAAGGTCTTGGTGGAGACGTAAAAGATCTTACAGTATTTCTTGCAGCAATGCAAGAGGGTGGTGTAGATGCTGCTGAAGGTGCTAACGCTTTAAAGTCTGGTCTTGCTTCGTTAATCAACCCTACAAAACAAGCAAATGAAATGTTAAGTGGTATGGGTATAAATCTTGATTCTATTATTCAAGCAAATAGGGGAGACCTTATGGGAACTGTTAGATCTTTTGCAGAAGCCTTGCAGGGTCTTGATCAGTTCTCAAGACAACAGGCTCTTGAACAAGTATTTGGAAAATTCCAGTATGCAAAACTTGGAGCATTGTTTGAAAATATTTCTAGAGAAGGATCTCAAGCTCAACAAGTAATTGCAACAATGGGGTATAGCACAGAACAACTTGGTGCAACTGCAGACAAAGAATTAAAAACAATTGAAGAATCTTTTGGTGTGCAATTAACAGGGGCAGTAGAAAGATTTAAATTAGCAATAGCTCCTATTGGAGAAATATTTGTTAAACTAGCTATTCCACTAGTTAATTTTGCAACAAAGATTGTAGAAGGATTTAATGGTTTAAGTGATACTCAGAAAAGGTTTACCGCAATTGCTGCAGTAATTGTTGGTGTAGTTATCCCAGCAGTTACAATGATGGCTGGTTTGTTCTTAAACCTTGTTGGAACCCTTGCAAAAATTGGTCAAGGAATGGCTTTGTTTGGAAAAGGATTCCTTACAGGTGGTCCAGTAGGAGCAGTAAAAGCACTTACACAAAGTTCAAAGTATCTAAGTCTTGCTGAAATGGATGCAGCAATGGCTGCTCAACAGCTATCTGGAGCAAGTCAAGTTTTAAATACCACACTTATTAAACAGGTTGGAACAGCAAATGCAGCTGCTACTGCTATTGCAAATCTAACAAGAGCATATTCTGCAATGGCTGCTACCCAAGCTGCTGCATCTGGGTTTCCATCATTTGGAGTTGCTGGTGCTGCAGGTGCTGCTGCAAAAGAAGGAAAAACTAGTGCAGTTAGAGTAAGAGGTTTAAGAAGAAACTCTGGTGGCGGAGTTCCAGGATCTGGAAATACCGATACTGTTCCAGCAATGCTGACTCCTGGCGAATTTGTTGTAAATAAAGAGGCTACTAAAGAAAACTTAGGATTGTTAAAATCTATTAATGATGGACAAAAATTAAATTCTGGTGGAAAAGTTAGTTCAGTACAATATCTTAATGAAGGAGATCTTGTAAGAGGTCTTAGAAATATTCCAGGTGGATTTGGAGATATTTTTGATAATTTACAAATAGATCCATCTCTTTTTGTTAATCCATCTCAAATGCAACAAACAATAAACCCAAGACCTGCAGCAAGAATGACAACTCCACAATTTTCATCGTTAGTCTTGGGTTCTTCATCGCTAGATGACATGATTAAAAGATTAGGTCTTTCAATATTTGGAATACCAGATAAAATGAACACAGCTATGGCATCGAATGGTAAAGGGGTGAAGGTTTCAGAACTATTACAATTTTTAAAAGATGGTGGTCCAGATGTTGTTGAAACATTAAACGATGCATTAGAACAAAGTGGGTCAACTGAAAGAATAGATACTAAAAAACTACATGCACAAGTTGTAAAAAAACTTCAAGATATTGAAAATATGGATCCAGGAAGACTTATAAAAGATTCACCAAGTTCTAAAAAAGGAATGTCATTTTTAGGTTTAGATGAAATTGTTGATGGAGTAATAGATAAAAAAGATAAAGATCTTTTAGAATCTTTAAGATCAAATAGTAAAGCTTCAGGAAGACTAGTTGCTAAATCAGGACTTGCAAAACTTGAATCAGATGCTAGAGTTTCATCTGTTGTTAAAGACTATCTTGTAAAGAATGGAGTTATTTCCCCAGAGGAAAAACTTTCTTCAGTAAGAGTTCCTGGACGAGGAAAAAATTCAAAACCAACAATTGAAATTCATGATTCACGAGGAAATGTCATGGCTAGATATCAATATGGGGCTACTCTAACAGATGCAACAAAAGGATTATCTTATAATAAATTAAATGTATCAAAAACTTTTGAAAAAATACTTTCAAATCTTTTGTCATCAAAGTCAAAATTTGCTGGATCAAAAATTGCTAGAGCACACTTTGCAGACGGAGGACCAGTTCCAGGATCTGGAAATACTGATACTGTTCCAGCCATGCTTACTCCTGGTGAGTTTGTTGTAAATAAAAAAGCAGCAAGCCAAAATCAAGGAATTCTTGAAATGATGAATGGTGGACAAGTTAAAGGCTATGCACTTGGAGGAGTTGTTCAAGGAGCAGGTGGTGTGGCAGCAATGGGTGGAATGATGTCAGGAAACATGCCAGTAATGGTTGCTGGAACAGTATTACAAATGCTAGGACCAGCTATTGGAAGACTTCAAGGAAGCCTTAAAGAAGGAGCAAAATTAGGTCCAGCCTTTAAAAATATGCTACCTGTTGTTAGTAGGTTTGCCTTTGGAATGACTTCTATGGCTGGAGGTCTTGCTCTTGCAGGATTTGCAATTTATAAACTTAATAAGCAAATAAGTGATGCAGAAAAATCTGGTGCAGAATTTACAAATGCAATGTATGGAAGTGCAAAAACAATTGAAGGAATTGCAAAACAATTTGGAAACCAGACAAATGCTCAAAAAGCTAGAATTGCTGCAGTTGAAAGAGCTGGTGGTCAAGAAATTGGACAAGAAGCACAAGCAAAGTCTGCTGAATTTGTTCAGTCAGATGCTGGAAAGCAAATGCTTAAAGATGTTGCAACTGTAAAAGCTGGTGGAGGAAATGCCGTAGAAGCTTTAAGAAATCAGCTATCAAGTGCTATTGTAGCTGGTGCTATTGGAACAGAAGAGGCAAGGGCTATCGCAGCCGAAGTTGGCACAGCACTCGGAGATCAGTCTATAGCCGTTGGAGTATCTGGAGAATTAACAAAGCTAATGGGTCCTAATGGAGAAGATATGCTTAAAAATCTTTCTTCAATTACCGCTGAAATTAGTCCTAAGATAAACGTTACAAAGCTTGCTTCAGATGCAACCTCTGCTTATGAAAAAATTAATGTTGGTGCTAAATTTATTCAAGCATTCCAAGGTGGAGAAGCAGAATTTATAAAGAATTTTAAAATTAACGAGGTTAGTGCAACAAACTCTGCAGCATTTGCAAAAGAAGCAGAAGCAAGAGAGCTTTTAAATTTAGCATATCAACAAGGAACTATTAGCTTGGAAGAGTATTTAAAACAATCTTCTGCAATTGCAAAATCTTCTAAAGAAAATCAAAATACTGCAGCACAAGGTCTTGGGTTTTCAGATCAGACTGCACTAGCCACTGCTGCAGAAGGAAAACTTGTTACAACAGGAAGAGGTGGAATGGCTGTTGCAAGAACTGAAGAGCAAAAGATAGCTGCTGATGCAATTAAGGGTCAAAGAACAGAAATTGAGAATCAACTAAAAGAAATTCCTGAAATGCAAGGAGAAGCCCTTGATTCTATGATGGCAAATGTAGACAAACTTGGTGGAGGATTATTTGGAGAATTACTAAATGGAACAATATCATTTGATGAAATTCCTCTAACAATTAGATTACAAGAAGATGGTATGTCTGAAGAAGATATCATAGCTCTTCATCAAAACTTAAATATCTTACAAACAATTCCAAATATTGATATGGTAATTGATATAGATGATCCAGATCCAGCTAAAATTCAAGCATTAGTTGAAGAGTACAAGGCATTTGAAAAACTTTCAGATACTGAAAAGAAAGCATATGTAAAAACAAACGTTTCTTCCGAAGAATTGAATAGATTTAAAACTTCATATGAAGAAATAATGAAACTTCCAGATAATGAAATTGTAAATGTAACAACGATGATTACAAGAGAAATAAACTTTAGAACTCAAATGAGTGCTGCAGCAATAGGTGGAGATAGGGAGCAAAAAAGATTGCTTCAAGCTGAAGCTGACAACGCAGAAAAATATGTAAAATCTTTGCTAGATTCTATAAAAACTCCTGGAAGTGATGGAACGGGTGCAACTGATGGCTCTGGTGGTAGCGGTGGTAAAGAAGAAGATTTATTAAAAATGCTTATGGAAAGATTTAGACTTCAAGAAATGCTTATTGATAAAGAAGCAGAAGGGTTTAACGAAAGAGTTAAGCAATTAAATAGAGAAATTGAATTAGAAGAAAGACAGGTTAACTTAAGACAAAAAGGACTTGACGACCTTTCTAAAAAAGAAGAGGCTGTTAATAAGGCTTATGACTTAAGAGTAGAAGCATTAGATAAAGTTTCAGAATCAAATTCAAGAGTTAATGAACAAGAAAAGTCTAGAATTAGTTTAGCTTCTGCCCTTGCCTCTGGAGACATTGCAGCTGCAGCAAGTATAACTAGTGACATGCAACAGCAGTCCACACAATATCAAATTGAAGATGCTAGAGCAGCACTTGAAAAACAAAGACAAGTAGATTTAGATTCATTAACAGTTTCCATAAATGGAAAATTAATGACAAGACAGGGTATTGAATCTGAAATAGAAGCAATTCAAGATAGAATTTATAACAAGGGAATTCAGCTTCGAGGTGTGCAAGATACTTTAATAGGCTTTGAACAAAGAAAGCTAGACGTTGCAAAAGAACGTGAAAAAGTAGAAACAAGAATGTATCTAATGGAACAAAGAAAAGCCATTGAAGCTTTAAAGAAAAAAACAAACCTTTCTAAAGCAGATCAGGCAGCACTTGTAGAATATGAATCCGCTTTTAATAAAACTAAAGATAGGTATAATGCAGAAAATCCTGGAGCAAAAGTAGATCCTTTAAAATTTGTTGCAACTAAACCAGCCAC